TACCGACATTAGATCTTTATCTGAGTATAAACAGAAAACAGAAGATAAAGAGAAAATAAAAAGACTTGAAGAGAAAACAATTATTATTGAAAATGAAATAAGTGAAATGAAGCAAATGCTTACCATTTTAATAAACAGAGGAAACTAAAATGCCAGGTGGATCTACTTTAGAAAATTTAGTTATAACAGAAACGTTTTATGGTTGGTTTACAAAAACTAACGAAATCATAAATGAGTTGAATTCCACAGTTGGCAGTGGTGTATCCGGCGCCGGTATTAGTGGTGATAATCTTATCATCACTCTTATTGACGGATCAACAATTGATGCTGGTAATGTGATTGGTCCACAGGGTGTTGGTATTGCTTCTGGTGGTCTGAGTGGCGATAATTTAATAATCACACTACAAAATGGTGCGACATTTGATGTCGGAAATGTTAGAGGACCGCAAGGTTCTACTGGTAATCAGGGTCCAATCGGCGCGACTGGTTTTACCGGTAATACCGGAGAAGCTGGTCTAGGTGTTCCCACTGGTGGATTGATTGGTTATGCTTTAGTAAAGAAAACAAATGTAGACAGAGAAACCGAATGGAAAGATCTTGGTCTTCAAGTAAAAGCAAGTCCCGGACAAGTCGGTGGGTGGGAAACCAAGAAGATAGAAAATATTCTCGGTGAGGGCCCATTAACATCTGGTAGAAATAGATTTCCCCGATGGTCACCCAATATGTACTTATCAGAAGTTCATACGGGAAGATCTACTGCATTAGATGGATCTACTGGTTTCTTTGAAGTTGCAGGTTATCTCGGAAATTCCTCTGGATATGATGATGGTGTCACAGCAGGTATAAAAGTATTAAACTTCTTTGAATCTATTAAGAGATTTGAAGGTAATACTTACTTCTTTGCCTCAACTGGTTCGAGTAGTGTAACCGGAGCTCTTGCGGAGTGTCAAGGTCGATTATTAGATGCTCCTCCCGGTTTCTATTGGAACCGTATGAAATATTTCCCAACTATTAAGTTACAACCAATATACGTTTCAAATTATTCTGTCATTGATCAGTATACCATGTATGTTACTGGTTATGCCACTGGCGCTACTTCAAGTTCAGCAGCAAATCAGAAGAAACGAAGAGGGACGTATGGGTTCTTTGGTATGTTACCAATCAATTCATTCCCCTCCGGTACTCCAGAATCTACTTTGACTTCGTTGGATAGAAACGGATTTGTTCAAGGTTCCACATGTGCGTTCTACTTTAGACCAGACGATGGAACTGCTGCTACATCAGGAAATGTTCTAGCTGTTACGAAGAGTGATGCAAACTTCAACACAGTTTCCAACACACACATCAATGCTTCGTATACTGGAGATTTCATTCGAGAAGTAACACCAGGCCGAACCGGGCCCATTGGGTTGTTCTCTTCTGCCGCAGGGCCTAGAGGCATTTCCGGTGGATTTACAGTAGATCCCGGTTGGTATTATATCATGACTGAGTTTATTCCAGCAGCGTGGTTTAGTATCGGTTCTAACTTAGATAATGTTGGTACTGGAGACGCTTATTATTCTGGATTACATTCAGATAGGGTTCTGTTCACTCACAGCGATGCTTCTTTACAAACTCAAAGACATGATATGTTTGGACTAAATGGATTTGAACTTGCACCATACAACCATGATGTGGGCGAAGGAATTCCAAAACCGTTCACGCCGACATGTTATCTTGGTGTTCCTGTCGTTAAGGGCGTTGGTACTGCTACTAGAGATCTCCAACACCCAACAGGACTCCCACCTCATCTTTGGTATAACTTTGGATTTTCCGGAGGGTCTGCTGATGGTAGATTTGTTACCGGAGCATCGGGTGGTTCCAACTCTGGTGGTATCCAATTCGGTCCACACTTAGGTTTACATTCGTATGATGTTTCAGGACAAACGGCAGAAATTTCACCAGACGGTGGTATAGTAATTCGAGCTCAGAATGCAGAACAGGGAAGTGCTCCACGAATTGCAATTTCTGTCATAAGTACATCCAATGCTGCGGAAAACCTAGTAACGTTTGAACCCGGTATCAAAGCGGTTGCCGCACCTGCTTGTAATTTCAATTGTAATACCATCTTCGATACCACCCACTTTACTGATTCTAACCACAACTATAATCTCGGACACACAACTGGAACTGGACCCGATCCAGAAACAGGAGAATGTCCAATCTATTGTTGTCCCGGTACAACTTATGCCTATTGGAATTCACAGGGACTCCTGAATGATGCTCAATCGGTTAACGGTAATATTGACCAGAACTCCGCTGGTAGTACCGGAATATTCTTACCCACGGCACCTTGGGAAATCGAATATGATTTTGATGAGTATGGATTTATTGGTGGTACGCAGGAGATCAGATGTGTTGACTTTTCCTGTGCTAACACCTACGGGTATGTTTGTCGAAATTCGTTCTCTGGATGTTCGATCTTGACCGGGTGTATTCCTCACGGAAACAATTGTGCTCAGTATGGCACCTGTTCGCCGTCGCCCAGTAGCATCCCTGCGAACTCAGATTCGGCGGATGGCGGAACCACAGACCCACCATCATCTAGAACCATCTCCATATTCGTCAACGAAGGCGAACAACACCACGATCTGTGGTTTGGAGCAAGTTCAAGTGTAACGGGATCCAATCACCTCATCTGGCACACTGCCTCCTTTGGTTGTACGACAGGTGTCACATTCAACAAGTATGAGGGTCCATAATGGTCGGTAACGTCATGTTGGAGAAACGAATGTCTACCGGACACTGTTTCACTCCGGTGATGTCAACATCATCAGCGATTGGAGTAGAGATAAACGGATCTAGGCCTGTGTTAGATGGAGATCCGTATGTCGGTCCTCATAATTGTGGAGATAAATTTCATCCTCCCGGCACAGCTGTAGCTACTCAACGAACAGTATTAGTCAACGGTAAACCTATTCAAAAGGTAAAAGATCCAATTTCTTGTGGAGATGTTGCTCTAGGTCCACCGGCAGTTGGTGTAATTATTGGTGGGTAACACTTTCATACTATAAATACAGCATGGAGGTATTAACATGGCCATAGTTTCCTCAAGAGAAGATCTCAAACAATACTGTCTGAGACGACTGGGTTATCCCGTAGTCGAGATAAACGTAGACGACGAACAACTAGAAGACAGACTCGATGATGCAATCCAGTATCTAACCGAGTATCACTTTGATGGTGTTGAACCACAATACCTAAAACATCAAGTCACGCAAACAGACATAGACAATGGTTACCTTGACATGGATCAGGTAGATACTAGAGTTGTAAGTGTTGTTCGTGCTTTTCAATTTGGTGCAGGACAAAGTAATAGCGGAAATCTATTTAGTGTGAAGTATCAGATTGCACTTAATGATTTTTATGGATTAAGAAATCCTGTAAGTATTATGAATTATGACCTCACCAAAAGGCATCTTGCCATGTTGGAAGACATTCTAACTCCAGAAAAACATGTAAGGTTCAACAGAGTTACTAATCGACTCTACCTCGACATGAATTGGGAAGAAGAAATTAATGTTGGTCAATATTTGATGTTTGAAGCTTACGTTGCAGTGGACCCAGAAACATATAAAGAGTTTTATAAAGATCACGTTCTCAAAAGATATGCTACTGCAAAGATTAAGTATCAATGGGGTACTAACCTTTCCAAGTTCGAGGGACTTCAATTGCCAGGTGGTGTCCAGTTTAACGGACGAGAAATCGCTTCAGAAGCACAACAAGAGATTGATAAACTCGAAGAAGAAATTCAACTCAAATACGAACTACCTCCAGATTTTATGGTGGGGTAAACAATGACAAATCCATACTTCTCACAAAAACCAACTTCGAATAAACTGTTAGAAGATCTTACGGCAGAAGCTATCTCGATCTATGGAAAGAGTATGGTATACATTCCTCGAACTCTTGTTCGAGAGGATAAGTTATTTGGTGAAGATCCATCATCAGCGTTTAATGATGGTTATCAAATTGATATGTACGTCGATTCGGTAGATGGATTCGGTGGTGGGGATCAAATAACAAACTTTGGATTTGAAATTCAAGATACGGCTGATCTTGTAATATCGAAGAAAAAATTCAATCAGTTAATCGCATCCGATACAATCAAACATCCAAAGGAGGGAGATCTAGTCTTCTTCCCGATGACGAACTATATTCTAGAAATTAAGTTTGTCGAACACGAAAATCCATTTTACCAGTTGGGTAAACTCTACACATACAGACTCTCATGTGAACTATTCCGTTACTCTCATGAAACTCTCGATACAGGTTTCTCAGATGTAGATGGTTTACAGGATAAAATAGATGGAACGACCGGGGCAGATCAAGATGGAAACGTCAGTATTCTACCCCAAGATGGTTATGGTACAAACACAGAAATTGGAACAGACGCAGAGTCTATTCTGGACTTCTCAGAGGTTGATCCGTTCTCGGAAGGCAATTATGAGAATTACTCTTCATGAAAAGGTAACTTATGTTTGAATCACATTTCTACAACGAAACCATAAGAAACGTAGTAACCGCATTCGGTACTCTGTTCAATAATATCAATATACAGAAACTAGATGGTGATGGTGAAGAAATCTCTAAGATTAGAGTTCCTCTTGCTTACTCTACACGAGAAAAATTCATCACGAGATTAAGAGAAGATAGTAGACTAGATGACGAAGAGTATCCAAACTCTCATGTACAGATGACTCTACCCAGAATGGCTTTCTCGATGGGTAGTATGGCATACGATCCATCCAGAAAAAGAAATACAACTCACCGAAGAAGAATTAAAGACACCCAAGACACACAGAACTTCTTAACTTATCAATATGCAGAAGTGCCTTATAATTTTGGGTTTGAACTTGGTGTTTATGCAGGAAGTTTTAATGATGGGTTGCAAATTGTAGAACAAATTCTACCATACTTCACACCAGAGTTTAATTTAACATTCCAACGGTCTGGTGGGACCAGTGATTTATATACCAAAATGGATGTTCCTATCGTATTGGATAGTGTAAATCTAGAGTACGATGCCTTAGGTGATATGGAAACAAGAAGACTCTTAATTTGGAATATGAGTTTTACTGCAAAATATTATCTACACGGACCAACTAAGAGAGAGAAGACTATTACAAGTTCCGATGTGACCCTTTTCCAGTTAGATGGTTTTACATCGGGTCAGATATCGGGTTCGACAGGAACAGACGGACAACGTTCCGCCACGGGTCCGTCCGGGGATCTGACGGGACTTACTGGCGCTGTTTCCAGAATCATAGTCGGACCTTCTGGTCCAACTGCGGACATTTCGAATTACGACTTCAACGTGGATAAGTATGTCCTGTGGAGTGAAACAAATAGTATTGATACTACTGGAGTTACATCATAATGCGTGATAAAGTTGAGAAGAATTTAGATGATATTTTTGATATAGAAGCAGAAGTAATTGAATCAAAAGTAATCGAACCGAAGAGAATAGAGAATCCGGTTAATGAAAAACGAGATCTAGATCAGGACTATAAAACTGTTCGTTCAAATCTTAAAAATATCATAAGTACAGGGTCCGAAGCTATCGAGAACATTCTTCAGGTTGCAACTGAAACTGAGTCCCCAAGAGCATACGAAGTCGCAGCACAAATGATCAAGACTGTGGCCGATGCAAATAAGGACTTGGTTGATTTACATAAGAAATTGAAAGATATCAACAAAGAAACAAACAATGTAAAGAACGTGACTAACAATGCTCTTTTCGTGGGTTCAACAAAAGAACTACAGATGATGATGAAAGAACAACATAAACTATTAGAACAGGATGATATGAAAGATGCCGAAGAGTGATTCACCCGAACAATACTTAGGAAATCCAAACCTAAAGTCGGCCGGTGTTGAAGTAGAGTATACAAAAGAACAAATTGCAGAATACATTAAGTGTAGCAAAGACCCAATCTACTTCATCAAAAATTACATAAAAATTGTATCACTGGACGAGGGTTTGGTTCCATTTACTATGTGGGACTTCCAAGAGGAAACCGTAGAAGCGATTCATAATAATCGTTTTGTTATTTGTAAGTTTCCCAGGCAGACTGGTAAGTCTACTATTATGATATCTTACATTCTACACTATGTGTTGTTTAACGATAGTATGAATGTCGCCATCCTTGCAAACAAACTGGCAACTGCTCGAGAACTACTCTCTCGGCTTCAATTAGCATATGAACACCTACCCAAATGGTTACAACAAGGTGTGATTGCATGGAACAAGGGATCTATAGAACTAGAGAACGGTTCGAAGATTTTAGCTTCTGCAACTTCCTCTTCTGCGGTTCGTGGTGGTTCGTTTAACCTTATTTTCTTGGACGAATTTGCATATGTTCCCCATGAGGTTGCGGATGAGTTTTTCAGTTCCGTATATCCCACAATTTCGTCTGGTAAGACTACCAAGATTCTAATCGTATCGACTCCCCATGGTATGAACCTCTTTCATAAATTCTGGGTAGGTGCAAACAAGAAGACTGGAGAGTTGGGTAAAAATGATTATTGGCCTGTTGAGGTACATTGGTCTCAGGTTCCGGGTAGAGATGAAGAGTGGAAAAAAACACAGATTGCCAACTCATCTCTCGAACAATTTCAAACAGAGTTTGAATGTGAGTTCCTTGGATCGGTAAACACATTGGTGAATGCTTCTAAATTAAAGACTATGACTTTTCAGAATCCGATAGGTAAGTTACCTGAAGGTTTAAACATATACAAAAAACCCGAGAAAGATAAAGTCTATTTCATGACTGTGGATGTTGCTAGGGGGGTCGGTGAAGATTATCACGCATTCGTGGTGATAGATGCTACAGAGTCACCATATGACATTGTAGCTACATTTAGAAATAACGAAATGCCTCCGATGTTATACCCAGACATGATATACAAAGTTGCAAATGAATACAACGAAGCCTTTGTACTAATAGAGACGAATGACATTGGTGGCCAGGTTGCCGATATCATGAAGAACGATTTGGAGTATGAAAACCTACTTTCTACTTCCGTTAAAGGTAGAGCTGGACAGGTTCTCGGTGAGGGGTTTGGTTCTAATGTTACGCCGGGTATTAAAACTACACAACCGGTGAAGAAGATTGGGTGTGCAACACTAAAAAGTTTTATAGAAATGGACAAATTGATTAATCCAGACTATGAAATTCTAAATGAACTCATCAACTTTGTATCTGTCCGGAATTCATTTGAAGCTGATGCAGGTCACCACGATGATTTAGTCATGTGTCTTGTCTTGTTTTCATGGATGACTACTCAAAAATATTTCCAAGAAACTTTTGATCGAGATGTTAGGAAACAATTGTATGAACAAGAAATGAAAAACATCGAAGAGGATATCATGCCTTTCGGCTTCATGAATGATGGTTTACAATCAGAAGATGTTCAAATTGATTCGGATGGTAATGTTTGGTATTGAAATCGGGAAAACTATAAATAATCTGAGTTGCATAAAAGCAAAATGATGGTTTATTCCACTAAAGGAGAATAAAATGCCCTTTCAAGTTAGTCCAGGCGTCAGTGTCGTCGAAACAGATCTTACAACTATTGTACCCACCATTTCAACCACGGCTGCAGGATTCTGTGGTCGCTTTTCGTGGGGACCAGCAAATGAAGTTCGCACGGTTTCTTCAGAAAATGAATTGAGAGAAATTTACGGTGATCCCGATGACGATAACTTCGCACACTGGTTCTCCGCCGCCAACTTCCTTAGATACGGAAGTAATCTTCAGGTTGTTAGGTCGGTAGAATCCGGCGCGAAGAACGCGGGTATTACTACTGGCGTCGGCGGAGCTAGTGATTCTATCGTAGGATACCCTATCGCTGATCAGTTATCTGGTACTGGATCTCTCAATGGAGGAGAAGGCACTCCACCATTCGTATCTAGATATCCCGGAGTAATCGGTAACAACGTTGGAGTTGCTGTTCTTGACTCGGAGGGAAACAGTGGTGAGACTCTATCTGCTTTTAAGTTTGGATCTTATCTAAGAGCTATTCCAAACACATCCGCTCGAGCATCTGAAAGAACCGGAATCACTACTGGGTTTAATGATGAACTCAGTATCGTCGTTTATGATGCTACCGGTTACTTTAGTGGAAGTAAAGACACTCCTCTTGAAATCTTCGAAGGTATATCCAAGGCAACGGACGCTAAGAAAGATGACGGAACTTCAAATTATTATAGAAATGTAATCAATAACGGTTCTAGATATATTCTTTCTACATTAGCCACCGCACCGATCACCGGAGTATCAGGAACAGCTGTTCAGAAGACCATCCAAGGACAGTATGGAGGAAGTTCCTCGGCCTCGTTCGCGGACTTCTTCGGTGGTTTATCTGCCGGATTTGCCTTGACCGGAGGTACTGGGGGAACTGGTGGTGAAGGATCGATTATTACTAACTATAACGATTTCTTTTCTAACTCAGAAACTCAGGATGTTTCACTCCTCGTTTCCGGTCCTGCTGGTGACACTCTCAGAAATGCCATCGTTGATATCGCAGAAGTGAGAAAAGACTGTGTTGCATTCGTTTCACCAGATCTTAATGATGTTACTGGTATCCCCGAAAGTGTAAAGGCAGATCGAGTCATCGCTGCTCGCGACGCAGTTACCACTAAGAGTTCTTACGCAGTAATGGACAGTGGTTGGAAGTATCAGTACGATCCTTACAACGACAAGTTCCGTTATGTTCCTCTTAACGCTGATATTGCAGGTCTCTGTGCAAAGACTGACCAGATTGCAGAACCTTGGTTCTCACCTGCCGGTTTCAACAGAGGTGCAATCAGAAACGTACTTAAACTTGCATATAGTCCCGATAAGACTGACCGTGATAAACTCTACGTCAAGGGTGTTAACCCAGTTGTGAGTTTCACAGGAGAAGGTATTGTACTCTTCGGAGACAAGACCATGCAGGCAAAACCAAGTGCATTCGACCGAATCAATGTTAGAAGACTCTTCAACATTCTAGAGAAGTCTATCGCTACTGCCGCTAAGTTCTCACTCTTCGAATTCAACGATGAGTTCACCAGAGCTGCGTTCAGAAACTTAGTCGAACCATTCCTCCGAGATGTTCAGGCAAGAAGAGGTATCTTCGACTTCAAGGTCGTATGCGACGAAACTAACAATACTCCACTAGTAATTGACAAGAACGAGTTCCGTGCAGACATCTATGTTAAACCTGCTCGTTCGATCAACTTTATTACACTCAACTTCGTTGCCTCGCCAACTGGTGTTGATTTTGATGAAATTGGGGCGTAATTTAGTAAATCTTGTCTAAATAAGAAAGACACAGGAGAAACAAACAAATGGCTACACCACTAAATGTCGATCAATTAAAAACCGTCCTTCGCGGCGGTGTCAGGACAAACCTATTCCGCGTGGATATTGCTATCCCCGGTGGAGTGGATACCTTTGGACTAGACTCAAACCTAATTGGTGTTTTGACTAAGGCCGCTCAGATCCCACAGGCAACTCTGGGTTCAATTGAGGTTCCATTCCGTGGAACCAGATATAAGATGCCCGGAGATAGAACCTTCGAACCTTGGACTATGACCGTTCTAAACGATCCAGAGATGCGAATTAGAAGCATGTTTGAAAACTGGTCCAATGCTATGAAGGGATTTGCATCCAATGCAGCCAATACCGACCCCTCAGAACTATACGGGGCAGTAGAAATTTATCAACTCAACCAACAAGGTGAAGCAATTCCTTCACAGGGTTCAACTACCACATCACCGTGGAAATTAAACTCATGCTGGCCAAGTGATATTTCTGCAATTGATTTATCATATGATGACGAAAACACCCTGTCGCAGTTCACCGTTACTTGGCAGTACCAGTACTGGATCCATGAGATCTCAACTGATAGAGCCGGAACTGCCCTAAATAATCAGGGTTAATAGTCTTTTAACATGAAGGAAGTGATATGCCAGAATTATTCGGATTCTCCTTTGGGAGAGCTAAGAAGAAGCTAACAGATGAAGCCATCATTAAAGATGATGGAACACTAGTAAACCCATCATTCGTCGCACCAGAGTCGGATGATGGGTCTACTGTTCTTGGTGGGGGCGGTGGCCATTTTGGTCAATACCTAGATCAAGAAGGTCAGATTAAAAGTGATAACGATTTAATTACACGTTATCGTGGGATGAGTCTACATTCAGAAATTGAAATGGCAGTAGAAGATATTCTAAACGAAGCAATCGTTTACGAACATGATTACCCAGCCGTAAAAATTCTTTTAGAAAATGTAGATCAATCTGATTCTATTAAAAAGAAAATAGAAGAAGAGTTCAGTCATGTTCTTCGATTGATGAATTTCACTAACAAAGGTTATGAAATATTCAGACGTTGGTTCATCGATGGTAGAGTATACTTTCATATGATCGCACCGAAAGATTCTAAAAAGGGTATTGTTGAACTGAGACCTGTTGATGCACTTAAGATCAAAAAGGTCAAGAAGATTCATAAAGAAAAAGACCAAAATACTCAGATCGAAATCGTAACTAAGATCGAAGACTTCTTTGTATATACCGAAAAAAATTATGTTAACAAGTATGGCGGTGGTATGGAAATGCAGTCGTCTGGTGGTCAAGTTGGTATTAAGATTGCACCAGAATCGATGTGTTATGTTCCGTCCGGTGTTTATGATTTTGAGAACAAACGAGTAGTCGGTTATCTTCATAAAGCAATTAAGCCACTAAACCAACTTCGAATGATCGAAGACGCGGTTGTAATTTACAGAATCTCCAGAGCTCCCGAAAGAAGAATCTTCTACATTGACGTTGGTTCTCTCCCCAAGACAAAGGCAGAACAGTATCTCCGCGATATCATGAATAAGTACAAGAACAAACTTGTCTATGATGCCTCTACAGGTGAGATGAGAGATGATAAACGACACATGTCCATGCTTGAAGACTTCTGGTTACCCCGTAGAGAAGGTGGTCGCGGAACCGAGATCAGTACTCTTGATGGTGGACAGAACCTCGGTGAAATGGAAGATGTAGAATACTTCAAGAAGAAACTATATCGTGCATTAAATGTCCCCGTCACTCGTCTCGAACCAGATTCCGGATTCAACTTGGGGCGAGAATCTGAAATCACAAGAGATGAACTCAAGTTTTCGAAGTTTATCGATAAACTCAGATCAAAGTTCTCCGACATTTTCCTACAGATTCTCAAGACTCAACTGATTCTCAAGGGAATTATGAGAGAAGATGAGTGGAACAAGATTGTACAGGACATACGTTTCGATTATATTAGAGACTCGTACTTCACGGAACTTAAGAACACTGAGATCATGAAGTCTAGACTAGAACTACTTCGTGATGTTGAAGACCATATTGGAACTTACTTTTCAAGAGATTTTGTAAGGAAGCAAATCCTTCGACAGACTGATCCAGAAATTAAAGATATGGACAGTCAAATTGATAAAGAAAAGTCAGAAGGTGACATAGATATGGAAGACCACGGCGGAGGAGACGAATCTAATGGCGAGCGCTAATTTTGACATACCACACGAACAAGGTACAAACTTTGT